ATTAGTGGCATTCTTTAGTTTTTTGGAGTTTGCCGCAGCCTGTTTTTCCGCTCGACTTGATGACACACCTTTTCGTAAAACAGTTTTTGATGCCTTTTTCTTTGCAGGAGCTTTTACTTTAGCAACCTGTTTTTGAGCTTTGTTAGCTGTAGCTGCGTCATAAAGAACTTTTAAAACAAGCGCGTCATTGATAGAGCTTAACATTTCTGTATCTCCACCAATGCTTTCAAAGTAATCACTGATAACCTCAACATTCTTAACAGCAGTTGTTTGGTTAGAAAAACTTGGCTCTAACTCTATAAGTTTTGCTGCTTGTTCAATTGAAGTTTGTTTTTCTGCTTCTTTTAGTTGCTCTTGATACTGCAAAGCAACTTGATTTTGAGCAGCAGTGATTTCTTCTTGACGCTGTTCATAAACAACTTTAGCTTCCAATGCTTTTTCATAAGCATAAGGATCTGTCTGTTTTAGCTCCATAAGTTTTTGAGTTGAAAGCTCTGGCTTTTGACCTAAGATCATAGCCTGGGCAGTTTCCAGCATCTTTGCAGTCTCTTCTAGAGTGCTATTACGCTGTTCTTCAAAAGCCTTACGTTCTTCAGATAATGTCTGAGTCTTGCGAGTATAATCACCTTGCATCAATATGCCGTTCTTGATTTTCTCAATGTCGTCAAGACCATTTTCGTTAAGAAATTCTTTGGCAGAGACTAAATATTCGTAATCATCAGGATCAAGCTCGATTTCGCCAGAATAATCTTCCGCTAAATCACTTTCCTCAGAATCATCGTCTTCAATCTGATCAAGGGTTTCTTCAGTCTCATCTTCAGAGTATTCTTCAGATTCAACTTCAGCTACAGGTTCATTTTCAATTTCTCCTAAATCTTCTTTAGGATTGACCATGCCCATTATTGCCTCTATTCCAGCATCCTGTGTAATGGGTTCATTAGAGAGTTCCGAAGAGTTGTTCTCATTGTCTAACATTTTTGCTTCCTCAAGGGTCGGTTTCCCGTTGTCCTTTAATTAGTAATAATTTGGGGTTTCTTTTCTTGTTGCAGATCAAGGTACTGCTGAACAGTAGGACAAGCCCACAATTCTTCAACCTTACCATCGACTTCTTGCATCGTTAGCTTTGTATAAGCCACCGACCGCATCCAATTCATAATTGATTCAGACACTATGTAATATTCTTCACTTTCTTGCTCGTTTTGCGAGACTTTCTCGTTGGTTTGCATACCACTCCAAATTGTCTTTCAATGCATTAATAACTTTAACCTCTCTCCAAACAGACTCGCCAACCTCTGGTGTCTGAACAGAAGAGAACGCTTTAAATAAATTTTCTTGCATTTCCTGAAAGATAAACTTAACCGAATCATCGTTTATCAATCTATAAGCTGCATTTGCAACTTTTATTTTCTTATCTAAATCCGCATTCTCACAATCTAAACTAATTGCCAATCTTGACGGCTCTGTCACTTCTTGCCTCCAGGTTTAACTCAGCTAACTTAAATTCGTTTTCGTCCTCATGCTCTCTTACTTTAAGCTCAAACTCTTTTTGCTTTATTTCAAGCTCGGCTTGCGCTAACTGAAGTTCGGCCTGCTTGATTTGTAGCTTGCCTTGCTCTATTTGCAATTGACCTTCTATAGCTTGCTGCTCAGGTGATGGACCTTCCTGTTGACCAGTAAATTCAGGGTCTGGCATAGTGAAATACCTACCATGAGCGCTTTTATCAAACAGCTTAACCATATCCTCTTGCAATTGTACTATTTGCTGTGGAAGTACGGTAACACCCATGCCACCATTAGATACCATAGCTTGCTGTGCTTGCATAGTCTGCTGCATATGAAATAGTTGTTCTGTCTTGTTTCCATTACCCAAACCAACAAGAACCGTTACATCTTTTCGTGCATTCCAGCTACGAGGGTCAACTTCAACAAATTTATTGTCTAAACGAAATATACTCTTATCTTCAGCATGAGCTATCTCCAGCTCATAAACACCCATAAAGACTTTACGCAAAAACTCACCAAATTCACGAGCTATCAAGCGAATACGGGCCTGTCGCTTAGATAGAACCTGACTAACAGCGCCTGATGCTGTGTTTCCGTTCAATATATCTGGGCTGATAGTGTTGTCAGTAGAGCCTACATCCTGCTCTAGCATCTGATCAGCTATACCCATCATATTGTAGGTGTGAGTGCCAAAAGATGGCTGCTGAGGGAATGAGATGCCGTTTGGATGCTTAACCAGATATGGAGCGCCTGGTTTACTATTCATGACGGAATCTAGATCAACTTGACCTTCAACAACAATTGGTCGTCCATTGTTTAGGTTATATTGGTTGTCTAGCTGATTCCGCCACAACTGGCTTTTCATTTTTTGTATTGGGGCAGCAGCATCCGCTGGGCAAAGACCTGTAAGTCTGTGAGAAATCCTAATAGGAGTCCAAATAACAAAAGGTATCTCATCAACTTCTTCAATATTTAGTATTACATTGTTTACCAAGCAAACCTTTAAAAGCTCATCATAGTCGTCTTGATTGCGATCACACCGCATATATACTTCATGAAGGTCATACATCTTAATAATGTCATTGCCTTCTTCACCGTAATCGTCTGTGTCAAACTGGCGAGCAATTCTTTCAGGAGAATCGTATTCGGTATAACCTGTTGACGATCCAAGGTTTTTAACTTTTTCCTTAGAAAAACCCATAGCAATCAAGTCGCTTGCTGACTTCATGCTTCTTTGACGAACAAACTTTGCGTCTTCAATTGTTGTTGCGTCACGATGTATGGCAAACTCTTCTGGAGGTATAACCTCAATTCTTGTCTTGCCCTTCTCTTGAGTTCTAATTAATTTTCCATCAAAAGAAATCATCTGAGTCTCTAAATCTATAGACTCTTCAAATTCAGTTATTTCAACTTCTGGGTCTGCTTGAAGTATTTGAAACGCTTGTTCTGATATGTTTTCAAAAGAATGAGTTGTTATTTCATCTTCCATAGAGCGCCATCGCTTGATAACGCCCTGGCGCTGAAGAAGACCATCGTATAGGCTGTCTAGAACATTTGAAAACCCATCGTTTTGTCGGTAGAAGACATAACGAATATAATCTGTTGCTTGCTGGGCTGCTTCAACATCTTCTGGACCTTGCGGCTCAAATCGAACAGTTTCATCATCAGCGATAAATAATTCAGCAATGTCTGACTTTATGTTTTCTACTGTTTGAAAAACCTCTCTTGTGACTATCGATGAGTAGCCAGTTCTTTCGTTGCCATATTCTTCACCAAGATAATAGCGCATAAGATCTGCGCGAGTCTGAGATGCATCACTATCTAGGTTGTCAGACACATTGTCTTCATAGCTCTGTATCTTTGAAAGAAGGTCTTTATTTGTAAGCATTAAATAACCCAATCATAAGTAGATTTATTTTGTTTTTCCCAAGGTCTTTTTTTCTTGTTTGCTGTGCTTCTAGATTTCTCAGCAAACCGTCTGCTCTGGTAACAGTACCTAGAAGCAGACATCAAATCATCGTCTTTATCAACAATTTTGCCTTGGTCGCCAAAGTGGTATTGACCGTATTCTTGTTGCCAAAAATAACAACTTTTAAAAACTTTAAAAAGACCTTTTTCCATTGCTTGAGACATTGCAGTAATGCCTGCTGATATCTTTATATCGCCTTTCTTTTGCGATATATCAGGAGGATTTGTAAAATGCTCAGGCAACAAGTTAACACCTTCTTGTCTATACTGTGTAGCCATGCTGTCGCCACCGTCAAACGATCTGTTACCATCGTGAGGCCATGCAACTGGTGGCTCAGACCCTCTGGCCTTTAAAGCTATTGAGTGCATTGTAGGAGTCTGCCTTGACTCCCTGTATTCATCGTAAATGTAAAAACAACCGTTGTCTGGGTTTATTGCTCCCCAAACAATAGCTGTTGGGTGATCAAACCCAAAGTCAATACCGCATATTTTGAGCCAAGTATCAGGTATTGGGAAATCATCAACAACAAGTTTGTCCAATGAGTATGGAAAAACCATACCTCTACCAAATACCGGCTGACCTTTTGTCCTCATATCCCTTTCGTTTGGGAGATACTGACTTAATATCTGCTCTTTAGCAGCCTCATCTAAGTGAGGCGCTTCATCCCACCCTGCCTGTATTAAGAACTGACCAGGCTTTCTGTCGTTCATAAACTGACTTATAACTGGTGTCATTCCACTCTCAGGAGTAAACGTCATCATGACGTACCCCCTTTTGTCCAGTGTCCGAGTAAGACACTGAGTGTATATGTTCTGTGCTGGCTGCTCATCTAGCCAAATCCAATCAAGAGAAGAACCCATGAACTTCTCTTCACCCATTTCATAAGACTTAAACGACACAACAGACTCACCAATGTGTACGCCAAAAGCGTTATGAAACTTTACTACAATACTCTCTACCGCATTGGGTATTTGTGGCTTCCTAACAACACTATGAATGAAGTCTTTAGGTATAGCGCCAGATCCTCTCATATCTTGGTTAACTGGATCACCAAGTAATTCTTTTTGCAGTATGTCTCTAGTTGTAACTGTACTAGCACCAGCAGCCCAAGCATTTATAGGCTTAGTGAATCTTTTGCCTTTCCACCAATCAGGATATATCCCTGTTAGATGGCAGGCAGTAATTCTTGCACCAGTGTACGTCTTACCAACTCGGTTACCCGCCATTGCAAGACACTGATTGTTTTCAAGTGTTGCATTAGACAAAGACTCCTGCCAACCATAAGGAACCCACTCCTTTATCTGGTTAAATTTTCGTCTTTCCTCTTTCTCCTGAATTAACTTTAGGAGTTTTTGCTTTTCAGCCGTGCTTAAGTTTTTTGACATTTTGCGATGATTCAATCAGATCCGATAGTTGTTCATCTAGCTCTGCATCAGATAAATCTGATACGGTTTGTGTTACATTAAGCTCTCTTGGTTTGTCATAGCCTGTTCTGTGCAATATATCCTGTGCTGCTTTCAATCTAATCTCAGGTTTATTCTCTTTGTCAATCATTATGTCTTCAATGATTTTTGTAGCTAAAGAAGCGACCTGATTCTCATCAATAAGATCATCTCTTTTTTCTTTTATTACATCTTTAAACTTTTTATACATCCTGTAAGCATTACCAGGGTCTGGAGCATAACCAGCAAGAGCAAAAGCGTCAGCAATAGTCATCTTAAGAGGGTCTTTGCCTTCGTGATAACCCTTAGCCATTAAATCAATAAACTTTTCTTGCTGGCTTGTTAACTTTACTTTTCTTTTTGTCTTAATCATTAATTAGATTCTATTCGTGTAGATGATCGCGTTGCTGACTTAGTAAGCCTGTACTGTTGAGCTACTCGCTTGTTGTTTTGAATGAAGCCGTTTGAATCAAACTGATTTACAACAACACCCATAGTGCGCCAACCTTGAATAGCATCATAAACCTCAATGGTAACATACTCGTTCTCTTCAAGGTCTGGAGCTGCGAATACTTGCAGTTCTTGACTAGGTTGTAATACAAATGGAGATGAAGTTGCTGCTTCTTTTTGTGAAGGTATGTATGTTACCGCTCTAAAAGCTCCTGCTCCGCTTGATGATACTAGCGCTTGGTTAAGAGCGTTAGCAATAACTTGGGAACCTGCTTCATTAGGGTGTACACCATCTCCGCTGTCATAAGCTGCTTTTAAGCTATAGCCATCGGTGCCAACAAGTAGCGAGTAAATATCAACATGAGCTACCCCCTTAGCTGCACAAACCCCTTGTAGTCTTTGGTTATAAGCTGCTAGTTCCTGACCCTTCGCTATCGCAAAGCCAGCCCCTTGTCCGTAAGGTGCTATGTTTGTCACTATTGGTGCAATATCAAGTGCAAGAGTTTTATCAATCATACTGGCCACAGTGGCTATCATCTGATCGGCAGTTTGGGATTCATTCGGGCTATTAACAGAGCCTTGTAGGATAGCGAATGTTGGCGGTACATTTCCTGTGTAATCGAAGGAGTCCATATTTAAAACATCATTAAGGCGTGTGTCCATATCAGCCATACTGTCGCCAGATGTTGAGTTTCCTAAAAGAAGTAAGTGACCATTGCTATTCACCATCAACTGAGGCCATTCGGTTTCAGAGTTACCAAAACTATCAGAAACAAACAGCCCTACTGTATATGGGTTAATCCCAGCAAGAGGTACGGCCTCACTGCCGTTCAGTGTTATTTGTCCTGAAGCAGCAACAGTGTTACCGTTGGCGTAACTGAAAGCGGCTGCTCTTTGCTCGGCAGATGTTTGATTGCCCCACCCTGCTACGTACTCAGGACAGTTTGCGGTGGCGCTTTCTATTTCGTAAACAAAAGGTTTAGAAAGAGTAAGGGATGTAGAGGTTGCATCATCATCACCGTCACAGCCAATACCCAACCTTACTAAAATGGTTCCATCGGTGTCACAAGTAAACCTAGTACAAAACCAACGAGCAACATTAGAGAACCTTATGCCTGTCTCCCCAGCGCTGATAGAAGCGTTAGTGAAGATATTGTTTACTTCCGTATCAAGTGTCCCTGATTGTGCGGCCATATAACAACCCACTGCGTAGGATTTACCAGCCTTTCCTGTAAAACTAGTGCCTACATAGGATTTACCAGCAACAAGGGAGCTTTTCGCAAACACAACAGTGTCTCCGTTAGTGCCTCCAGTTACACTAGGTGCCGCCCCTGACCCGCTGTTAATAGGGGCCCATCCAGCAAAACTGGTTTCTACTAAGTTTAGTGGCATTCTCGGAGCTTTAGTCGCGTCTGATTTTGCTCTTATAATATTTATTTCTAAAGCCATTATTTATCCTACCTATTTAAAAATAACTGTGAATTTAATTATTTATTTATCCCTTAATTAGATTCTATTCGTGTTGCTGTTTGAGTGGCTGATTTAATAACTCTGTATTCTTGAGCTACACGTTTGCTGTTTTTAATAAAGCCGCTAGTATCGTCTGAGTTAATAACAGTACCTATTGTTCGCCAGCCTAAGCTTCCATCATTCACTTCAATCTTAACAAATTCATCAGCTCCTAGTCTTGGCGCTGCAAAGATTTCTAACTCTTGGCTTGGCTGTAATGTAAACGCAGATGAAGTAGCTGGGGCTGTTTTTGAAGGTATGTAGTTTACTGCTCTAGGAACTCCTGTGCCGCCAGCCAGTGTCCATGTAGCGTCCCCGTACACCCCTATGGTTGGCTCTCCGCTAAAAGCCACCCCGTCATAACCGTAATCAGTATACTTCTGAGGCAGTCTACGACTGTTCTTCATCTGTGTAGTAGGTGCAAAGTTTAAGTTTAAAGGGCCTGCAAACAGCACACCAGCAGTACGGGGGTTGTATGTTTCAGTTTCTTGGAACATCCAACTATTAGTGCCTATCTCTGTGTTAGGTACGCCTTGGGCGCTAGACGATCCGTATAGGATATTGTAGTCATTGTTAGTGTTTGACCAAGTTTGTCCTGCATCGTCATCAAAAGGTGACACTGTTATTAAGTCCGATGTTGTGGCGAAGAAGCAACCTTTAGCTATAGGGAGCACCGTAGCGCCTGATAAAGTTCTTATGCCTGAGTCAAGAAAGTTTACAAACGCACATTGGTATGCTTCAAAAGCTGCATCGTTATACAGAAAAGCGCCTTGAATCCCACCGTTGAATATACAAGCATAAAATTTTGCTGAGTAGCTCGTATACCCAGAACCGTTGTCAGACATTATTACTAATGAGGTATCTGTGTCACTTCCTTGGTTTAAAAGACATCGGTATACCTGGCAATCAGTATCTCTAGGTTGAATACATCGTCTGTAGCTGTTACCTGTAACCCCGAATACAGCGTCCTGTGCGTACATCTCACCCGTTGCGCCTGTGTTGCCTGTCCACAAAACTCCGTTCTCATTGCCGTCATAATCTACAGTCATATCACTAATTAGTAATTTAGAGACTGAGGCTGCTTGAGTCAAACCGTTTGTACCGCCCGTCAGTGTGTAGACTGTAGCTTCTCGACCTTCCCCTCTTAGCTGTGTGTAAACATTCTCAGCCGCATATTCGGTCGTTGTCCAGTTGCCATAAGTATAGGCTGTCTCGCTGTATGTAGCGTCCTCAGCCATTACACAAGCACCTTGGCAAATACGATCAGTTGATGCAGAGCTTAACGCATCACCTATATCAGCCTTTGCGTTTCTTGGGTCGCTGCCATCATTAGCGTTATCTCCTGTGGAATTACACCAAAAAACAGGATGAACAACATCCAAGAACGGACCTTTAAATTCTTCCGTTGTATTCTGTATAACAGCCGTTGATTTCTGTCCTTTATTGTCACCAGCCGCAGGCGTAACTCCTAGGTATATATTGTCACCGTCAACAAAGAACGACCTGATATTCTTCTGTGCAGCACTATCCTCACATCGAAAAACTGCTACTTGCTCACAAGAGGAATTAGAATTAACAGCCCATATTGTAATCTCATTATTTACACCACCTGTCGAGGAAACGTAGGGGATAAAAAAGGCTTGACTTGGTGTGCTTAATGCAAAATAACCAGCATACTCAGAGAAGCCTCTCACCTCGTTGTTTATGTTGATCCAGTTAGTAAGGTCGTATTCAAATTGATAAATGCCTGCGCTTCCTGCTATTGTGAAATTAGCATCGGCAAAGTGGTATAGCTTACCGTTAAACTCAATTAAATCTGTGCAACGATACCGCTGATCTCCACCTACACCTATGAACCCTGAAGCACTTACGTCTTTTGGTGCGGTATTACCGATGTCGGCCCAATCTCCGATAAAATCCCAACGTATAATGCCTGATTCGCTATCGGTATCACCTATACCTAGATACAAATAACCTCCCAGATACCGAACGCAGTGCCCATGTTTAATAGCGTCTATCCATTGGTTGATTGAGACAAAGGTTGCACCATCATCTGTGCTTTCGTACAATCTTGTAGAGCTGCCTGCTCCAGTTGGATCATACTCAAGAAAGTAAACAGAACCGTTCGGGCCTTCGCACCAACTGCGATTTCCCCCTAACCCACCATATTCCAGATCACGAACAAAAGACCAGTTAAAGCCGCTGTCTGTTGACCTGTAAACTTTAACCTGTCCTAACACAGAGGCAATAGCTAGATGAGTCCCGCTTTTTAGTATTAAATAGGCCGTTGTCGCACTGTAATTTGACACTATACTTGTAAATGTAGAAGTTGTTGACCATGTACCTAGGTCTGTTTTAGCAGCTCGCTCATAAGAAGCATTTGCAATTCTATAAAGATAGTCATTATCTGCCGCACAAACGGTATGCTCAAAATAATCAACGGGCTTAACTCTAAACGGATTCGTCATTCTATATACCTACTGAATTTTTACTGTAAAAGATGAAGGTGCGCTAGGGATGGCAGCAATGCAAGCCGTAGCTGGGTCGCTGCGGTTACCTAGTGTGTCTATTGTTACTAACGAGAAGCAAGCGCCCTCTATTGGGATTATGTAATTTGACGCTGTGTAAGTCTCTGAGTCTCTTGAGATCTCTGCAAAAAGGCCGCCACCTATTAATTCGTAGCCTGCAATCTCGCTAGAAAGTAGCATTGAGCCGTCAACTCTGTTAACCGGTTGTTTCCAATCAAAGACTAAGGTCTTTTCGGGTTGTGCAATAATAAACCAAGGGATTGACGCTACAGTAAGTGCAATAACTAGGATTAACACAAAGCTGGCAACTGCCTTCATCATTGGTCGTCCTTTCTTACGAAATCACC